GTACTAAATACTGTACTATCTACTTCTGTATAATTTCTAATGTCTGTTTCTAAATTTGATAATGTATATGCCATATTATAATGCCTTTAATGTTACAGGACCTGCTGAACATCCTGGTCCTCCTCCTTGTATATTACCTGTCGTTGCAGTGCTAGTACTTGTTATATAAAAATAATTAATTGGATTTGTCAGAACATCATTTGTAGTTGCTCCGGTAACATTTCCCGCAGAATCTATTTGACCTAAAGCTATGGTAAAACCATTTACATTATTTAAATCACTTACGTTATCAAATGTTGGAATCTGTCTAAATGATTGTAAGTTATATGCATCGGGGCCGCCTGTACCTGCTGTAATAACTTCAGGAAAGCCTCTGAATCTTACAATGTCTCCCGCTTTTCTTTGATGGTCTTCGGAATAAACATTTACATAAGTTGTTACACCATATTTAATAGAGGTAAACGGATTGTTCTCTAATAAAATTAAAACTGCTGTTGATGATCTTTGTGGTCTTGGATTCCATAAAGCTTGTGGATCACTTCCCACAGGTTTAGGATCAAGTTGTGGTTGTTTAGCTTCAAACTCTGAGTAATGAACTAATGAACCATTCCATTCTCTAACCATTTCTGTATAAGGAAATCTCATTCCTGATCTATCAGAAATTGCCCACGATCTTTTACCTGATGCGTAACCACCCATTATGTACCATCCCCATAAAATGTTTGTGGTGAAATAAAACTAGATGTACCTTGGTTATCTGCATCAAGGGCTCTTAACATTTCACTTTCATAAGTTCTTTCCAATGTTGGTGTTCTTTCAGGATCAAATTTTAAACTTAAATAATAAGCAAGTCCTGACATCATAACTGGATAAAATCTATTAACTACATCGGCTGTATTTGTATAAGAACCTGCATCTTGAATTCGTGCCATGTAGTAAAAACAAAATTGATAATTACTGGGTGTAGTTGTACTTGAAATACTTGAACTAGGTGTTGCGTATAAAAATATACTTGGGTTTATTTTTCTTTGTGCATAATATTGTGAAGGTGTCCCTTGAGTTAGTTTATTAGGGGTTTGTGAATATTGTGATCTATCTATTTTTGTAAGTGCAATGTCTTGTGGTGCAGCATTATCAGAATTATTTCTATAATAAGCTTCTAAAACTTCATCTAAATCATTTGGAAAATTAACTGAATCAGTTGCATAACTGTATTCAGCCTGACCTAATACTAAAGGTATTTTAGCTAATTTTATTTTCCATAAATGAACACCTCTATTGGCCCATTCTTGAAACATAATATTTAAAGAACGTCTTGCCGATTTTAATTGAAAACCGGTTCTTGTTCCTCTCATACTTGTTCTTTCAAAAGCTTCTTCTATCACTTCATCCATCGTTGGATTAAAGAATGTTTGACCTGAAGTTGGGGGAGTAGTTAAAGCTGTATTACCAAAACCAGTAGTTGCGCTAGAATAATAATATAAAACTGGAGCGCCTGTAGTTGCTACAGGAGCGACAACAATTTGAGTATAAGCTGTTGCAGTTCCTGGAGTTCCAGAAGCAGTTACACCTGTAGTGTATTCAACTCCAGCTGCTCCACCGGGAGCTGCTCCAAAAGTTCCATTTGGTGTTGCTGAAAATCTTAAAGGATTACCTGTATTGCTATTATCATCTTGATTAAAGATGTAAGTATTACCTTCTTGAAGTTCTAAAACTGGACTAACCTCTCCGTTTATATAGAACTTACTTGCGTTAGCGCTATATTGATTGGTTCCAGTTGCAACCGTAACTGTGTAAGTAATAGTCGCCATGTATAAACCTTATCCGCCAGTAATAGTTAGCGTAGCTCCTGCTGAAGCAGTAACTAGAATTGTTACTCCCTCAGTGAATAAAATTCCTGAACCTGGTACATAAACAGATAAACCATCTACATCAAATAAGTATTTAGCTTTTAAATTTGCTCCTACTGGAACTGCAGCTGTTTGGTCGTAAAGTTCAACAACTGATGCAGCTGCTCCTGCAGCTTGAATAGAAGTAACTCTAGTTCTACCTGTTCTTAAATTTATACCTGTTGTTGTACCCGTTCGGTTTAAGGTTGTTTGGTCACTTGAAAAAGATGAACCGCCCATAATATTTTCTCCTTGTTAAATTAGTGTGTGGGCCGAAGCCCACACTTAATTACTTAATTACGCAGATTCGTTTCCAGCGTCATCAATGTGGTAATAGACTTGACCAGTCATAGTTCCAGCAGTTCCACCTGCTGCAACACCTGCAACAATTTGAACTTGTTCAGTCATTGCTAAAATACCCATATCAACACCAGATCCAGCTGCTGCGGCATTATTTTCTAAAATACCACCAGGTAAAATAGTTGTTGGTAATGTGTGAGTAGTATAACCATCCGATGGAACGTTATCCGCAAAACCATCAGTGTTAATTAATGCTGCTCCAGTTGTTATGTCAACATAACCAATATCGATTAAACCACCGCCGGCTGCGTCACCTTTGAAAACAATTTTATCAACAATACAATTGTTGGGTAAAACTACCGCTGTAGTATCAGTTGAAGAAACTTGTGCTGCTGTTCCCGCTACTGCTGATGTTGATGGTACATAAAACTTTGCTACCATTTGCATGCTGCCAGCTCTAGTATTTCTAGTGCCGTCACCATTTGCTCTTACATTTCCTGTAAATGTTGTGTTTGCCATATTAATATCCTCCTAGATATTTTAAATGCAGTCCCTAGGGAAGTCGACTATACGCGTCTACATTTAATGATTGTTAAATGTATAGTACGTTATTTATATATGATTTTTGAGTAGAGTGCAAGAGAGCCTTGCAGTGAATGTGCGTTTTCAACGATGTAGCTTTTATTCTAAGTAGCTACAGAAACTTGGGCTTTAGACATTTCTATATTGTTTTGTCTATCAGCTATTTTAGCCTCTTCGAGTTTAATTTCATTGATAGTGTCTTTAATAGCATTATCAATTCTGACCATATCGAGAGTATATTTGCCTTCTTGCTCATACTCCAACTGCCACTTCAACTCCAAGGACCGTTTTTGTTTGTACAGGTCTTGTACCATCAACAACCTCCTCATAGGTTATTCGTTTTACCTTGGGATCCATCATTTCTCCAAGATATTCCCACTTTACACCTTTTTCTCCTACTTTGTCAACTATTGAATTTTCAATAGATTCAACACTATCCTCCGCAAGAACCTCAAATTCTGCGTGATATTGATAAGCGTTGATTTTGACTAGGAATTTTCTCATTTTCTCACCTTATTTAAAAAAAGGGGCCGAATTGTGTTCGGCCCCTAATTAATTATTTATTACGTAGCGGCAGATCCAAATACGCCTCTTGGATCAGAAAATCCAAAAACGTATCTTTCTCTAGCTTTGTATCTTACGTTACCAGTATCAAAGTCGCCTTCCATAGAAGTTTTGATAGGTGATCTAACAAAATGTTTTAGACCATTAGGTACATCTGTTTTAATGAACCATTTTTTTGCATTTGTTAAGAAGTGGTTAACAGTATATCCTTGCGGAACCATTCCCATATTCTTAACTGCATTGATGTCATTATCTGCAGTACCTGTTCTACCTTCAGACTTCATAAGTCTGTCAGCAGTAAACTGAAGCTCAGAAGGAATAATCATTTTCATTCCTCTAGCCGCAATTTTTAGGCCTCTTTCATCAGTCATAGCTGCGATGTCAATCAAAGCTTGTTCTAATGAAGTTTCATTAAGGTCAGAGCCTACTGCTAACTCATTACTGAAAGTTCCAGCAATAGTTGGGTGATCGTCAGCAAATAATGCTTTTCCATCACCACCAGCAAATGCTGCAGTGAAACCATTGTTCAATACTGCTGCTGCCTTAACTTGCTTAGTGTTTGCCATAGATCTTGCTAACGCTTTTGTATATCTAGACGCAAGTCTGTCATACAAGTTATCTTCGATAGCTTCTTCTGTGATTGCAAACGCTAATGCGATTGTTTCGTTAGTGTAACGAGCTGTGAAAGTTTCTTGCGCATCATCAAATGTTACGCCTTGACCTTCAGGTTTTACTGCCGCATTCGCGAAACCAGATAACATTACTTCTTCTTCAAAAGCTCTGTCACTGTTTTCAGTGTCGAATATTTCAGCATGCTCATTAGTATAGTTTTTGTACTCAAGTCCAAATAGTGCATTTAGACCTGGCTCTAGTTCTTTAACTAGTTGTGCTCTTGATATTGCCATGTTTTTATTCTCCTATTTAGATTGATTAACTATACAAGCCAGATTGTTGAGCAGTTACAACTATAAGATTTGCGCCCGCTGCCGTTAAGTCTTTATTTTCCGGATCGTTTGCTGATCTTACAATTTTAAATTGTCTCGCCAATAATGCAGAACCAATATCTAGAGTAGTCACTGATTGACCACTTAAGTTATCAGTCGCTGTATAGTTGTTAGTGTTATAGTTAAGTAACTGCGCTGCCATAAGGACTTGCGCCGCTGCTTCAGTTGCACCTACTAATGCGTCTGCTTTAACAACATATTCTTGAAATGGATTGTCATTTATAAAACACGTAATGACAGCACTTCCTGTGTTGTAGTCGGTAGACGTAGTTTGACCTGCTACGATATTATTCGCAAAGGTTGGTTTTCCAGTAGCATCTATAAAGAATGCTCCGTTGAAAACACCAGTTAATAATGCAGAACTCGCAGTAGTCCAAGTTGAACCACCTGCTCCTCCATCATCAGTAAGGGTAAACGATGCATCTTGTTGATAACCTTGGTC